CCCACGCCTCAGGGCTTGAATATTAATTATAATACTGTTAAAACAGTAAAATTGGAGAAAATAAATGGCAGACAAAATAGACAAAGCTCTACCAAACGAGCCACGTAAAAGTATTAACGTCCCGGGGGAAGAAGAAATTAAAGAACAAGTTGTTGAAGCTCAAGAAGAGATTCAAGAAGGTCCCGAAGGAGTTGAAGTAACCGAACAAGAAGACGGATCAGTTGACATTGACTTTGATCCAGCAGCTGCATCAATGGAAGGCAGCGATGAACATTACGCAAATTTAGCAGAATTTTTACCAGACCAAGTTTTATCAGAAATAGGCGCAGACCTTTCTGGAAAATATATGGACTACAGTATGGGTAGAAAAGAATGGGAAAGAACTTATACTACCGGTTTAGATTTGTTAGGATTTAAATATGACATGCGTACAGAACCATTCCAAGGCGCATCGGGTGCGACCCATCCCGTTTTGGCTGAAGCTGTTACACAGTTTCAAGCATTGGCATATAAAGAATTATTACCGGCTGATGGGCCTGTCAGAACTCAATCAATTGGCGCACCGAATCCAGAAAAAACAAAACAAGCAGAGAGAGTAAAAGATTACATGAACTACGAGCTCATGGAAAAAATGAAAGACTATGAGCCAGACTTTGATCAAATGTTATTTTACTTACCTCTAGCAGGTTCAGCATTTAAAAAAGTTTACTATGATGAACTTGCAGAAGCAGCGACTTCTAAATTTGTTCCTGCAGATGATTTGATTGTTCCGTATACGGCTACCTCATTAGACGAGGCGGAAGCAATCATGCATCGAATCAAAATTTCTAAAAACGAATTAAGAAAACAACAAGTAGCAGGATTTTATAGAGATATAGAATTAGGAACTCCTGCGCAAATGGAAGATGACGTTAAGAAAAAAGAACGAGAATTAGAAGGTCAAAGAAAAACTAAAGACGATGATGTCTATACTATTTTAGAATGTCACATTAATTTAGACTTAGAAGGCTTTGAAGATACTGATCAAGAAACAGGTGAGCAATCTGGAATTAAAATTCCTTACATTGTAACTATTGAAGAATCATCAAGAAATGTTTTAGCTATTAAAAGAAATTATGAAATTGGAGACCCGAAGAAAAATAAACTAGATTATTTTGTTCATTTTAAATTTCTGCCAGGATTAGGTTTCTATGGCTTCGGTCTCATCCATATGATTGGTGGTTTATCAAGAACTGCAACTGCAGCTCTACGTCAATTATTGGATGCGGGTACGCTCTCCAACTTACCCGCCGGATTTAAAATGCGTGGCATTAGAATTAGAGATGACGCGCAATCAATTCAACCAGGCGAGTTTCGAGATGTAGATGCTCCTGGTGGTAACCTAAAAGATTCATTTATGATGTTACCATTTAAAGAGCCTTCTCAAACTTTATTACAATTAATGGGTATTGTAGTTACAGCTGGTCAAAGATTTGCATCAATTGCTGACTTACAAGTTGGCGATGGCAATCAACAAGCAGCTGTTGGAACAACTGTAGCTCTTCTTGAAAGAGGCAGTCGAACTATGTCTGCAATACATAAAAGAATTTACTCAGCTCTTAAACAAGAATTCAAATTATTAGCTAGAGTATTTAAATTATATTTACCACCGGAATATCCGTACGATGTAGTTGGGGGTCAAAGAATGATTAAACAAACAGACTTTGATGATCGGGTAGATATACTGCCAGTTGCTGATCCCAACATTTTCTCTCAAACTCAGCGTATCTCCCTCGCGCAAACAGAGTTGCAATTGGCAGTCGCAAATCCTCAGATGCACAATATGTATCAAGCGTATAGAAATATGTATGAAGCATTGGGTGTAAAAGATATTGATCAATTATTGACGAAACCACCTCAACCGATGCCTATTGATCCGGCATTAGAAAATATTATGGCGATGTCAGGAAAACCTTTTCAAGCGTTTCCTGGTCAAGACCATAGAGCCCATATAACTTCTCACTTAAATTTCATGGCAACTAACGTTGCTAGAAATAATCCTATGGTTATGGCGGCGATGGATAAAAACTGTTTTGAACACATTAGTTTAATGGCCCAAGAACAAATTGAATTAGAGTTTAAAGATGAAATTCCACAATTAGCCCAGATGCAACAAATGGCTCAACAGAATCCGCAAATACAGACACAATTAATGATGATGCAACAAAAAATTGAAGCAAGGAAAGCAATTTTAATTGCAGAGATGATGGAAGAATTTATGAACGAAGAAAAGAAAATAACTTCACAATTTGATCATGATCCAATTGCTAAACTAAGATCAAGAGAATTAGATCTTAGAGCAGCGGATAATTTTAGAAAAAAACAATACGATGACGAGAGAATTAATCTTGATCGTATGAAAGCAATGATGAACCAACACACTCAAGACGAAAAGTTGGATCAAAATAAAGAATTAGCTCATTTAAGAGCTGATACTTCAATTGAAAAGACAATTTTAGGTAAAACTCTCCCTAGTACGGATAAAATGATACCTAGTGTTGAGATTGAAAAATATAAAGGAGAAAATAAATGACGCTAAACATTAAAAAAGCGATAAAAAAGCCTGGAGCATTGCGCAAATCCCTTGGAATTAAAAAAGGGAAGACAATTCCAGCATCTAAGTTACGAGCAGCAGCTAAGAAACCAGGAAAACTTGGACAAAGAGCTAGATTTGCTGTAACATTAGGTAAATTACGTAAAAAATAAGGAGAAAAATGGCTAAAGTAGATGCAAACAAAGCATTAAACGTCGGTAAAGATGGATACCAAAAAGGTGGCATCAATATTGAAACTCCAAGTCAAAATTTGGAGACAGATCCTAGATCTAAGTTGGATGATTGGAATTTAATTCCAACTGGAGACAAAGTTGAGGTTAAAGGGACTAAAAGAATGCTAAAATCGAAAAGCAAGACTGCAACTTGGTTCTAGTATGTGGTTTAGTGCTATTAAATTAGCTCTTAACGCTGGAAGTCACATTTATAAAAAGCGTCAAGAGACAAAAATGGCTATGGCTGATGCACAACACATGCATGCAGCTAAGATGGCCCGAGGTGAGGAAACTTACCAGGGTAAGCTTTTAGAATCCCGAGACAAAGATTATAAGGATGAGGTCGTTTTGGCGATTCTCACCCTCCCCATAATAATTTTGGCCTGGGGGGTTTGGTCAGACGATCCGGCCGCTATGGAGAAGATAAAAATTTTCTTCGAGCATTTCCAGGCGCTTCCAAGTTGGTTTACCAATCTCTGGATTTTAGTCTGTGCCAGCATTTTTGGCATAAAGGGCACTCAAATATTTAGGGGTGGTAAAAAATAGACTAGACATGAATTAAGAAAACTAATATAAACAATCAAGGAGAAAACTATGAGACAAAACGGCGTCAGATCAGATGTAAGATTTCCATACAAAAAAGGTGGAGCTTCCAAAAAGAAAAAACAAGGTTACAAAGCTAGAGAAGATGAATCTTTAGGAATGAGAACTGGAAAAGAATCCGGTAAAAAACAATCAATGAAAGATCGTAGAGACGAGTCTTATGGAAAATGGGGCAAACGTACTCGAGGAAAAATAAATAGGTAATATTATGACAAAAGATGCAAAAGAAAAAGCAATATCAAGAAGATATCCTAGAAAAAAACTAGAAAAAGAATACAGAGAAAAAGGTTTGGGTGACATGATAGATAAAGGCGAAATCCAGTTTCATGAGTATAAAAAAGGTGGAAAAGTTAAAAGAAAAAACACTAGAAGAGAAAACAGGCTAGAAGAACTGGGTCGTGTTGATGCTGAAAAAGCTCGTACAAAAAGAGGTAAGAGAAATCTTAAATCTGAGAAAAAAAGAATCGTTAGAGAATTACATGCAGAAGGCGGAAGAGTTGGTTCTAGAGGCGTCGCTAAAGCGGGCTTCGGAATAGAGATCAAATAGTGACTACAAAATCCAAAAAACACGAATATAAGAAAAAGAAAGATTCAAAATTTACAAAAGAACAAGTAAATTTGCAGGCGGACATTGACGAAAAATATCACGGTCAATTTCCAAAAAGCTATTTTGCTAAACAATTAAAAAAAGATAAACACAAAAAATTTAGAGGAAAAGTTTATGATGCTCCTCCAACAACTCTTGTTAAAGCAGGGATGACAGGAAAAAATGCACCTACTGGTTTACCCGGACATAGCATCAGCTCTACATCTACAAAAGGAAAATTAACAGATATGAAAGTTACACCATATGGTGGTTCAATTGATACAGGTTTCAAAGGTTGGGATATGAAAGACCCTAGTAAAAAAGGTTTTAAAAAAGGTGGACGTGTAAAACGTTCTACTGGAGTAGCAACACATGGTTTCGGAAAGGAGATCAGATAATGACAAATAAAAGAGGAATAAACACTTCAATTTTAATTAAAAATGGACCTACAAGTGCAGGTAACGGAAGAGGAATAACTCCTCCAACACCAGCAAGTTCAGGTTTACCACCAACTGGTTCAGCACATGCAATTCCAATCAATATAACTAAAGGCCGAAGAGCAATTGATAATCAAGCTTCCAACGCTAATATCACATTGGTTGGCGCTAGATCAAAAGTATAATGTCTAATAAAGCAGTTAAAAAACTGCAGCAAATGCTACAGGGGAAGAAAAAGAAACCTGTAGTTAAAGCTGCACGAACAACAGCCTTAGAAGGTAGAAAACATTTCTCCAGTGGAGGAACTGCTGATTCTATGATTAAACAAGCTCAAAAAAATTATATTGGTAGCTCTTTTAATCACTCGAGTTTAGGTGGAGTCACAGTAAGTAATAAAAGTTACGATAAATATTATGGATCATTATTTAAACCGAAAGGATTCATAAAATCATAGAAAGAAAGAATGAACGAATTAAAAAAGTTCTGGCCCTTTGACGATAGTTTTTATAAAACTAAAGTTTATATTAGTGAAGACGAAAAAAAACAAATAAAACTTTTCCTGGATAATTTTAAACATTCTAGGGATCCAGACCAGATAACTACGTTTGAAAAAATAAATATTTTAAATCTACCTATGTTAAAAGATTTAAAAAAACAAATCACGGATATACTCGATTCTTTAGATTTACTTCTTGCTGATAATTGGGCCCAACAATATAAAAAAGGTAGTGAACATTCACTACATTGCCATCATGGGTCAGTTTATAGTGGTGCTTTATATGTGGATCAAAGCAGAGAAACTCAAGGAACAGTTTTTGTTCATCCTACGGGAGATGCAGTAAAAATAAGCACCAACAGATTTAGATATTTATTTAAACCAAATTTTGAACCTTCAGTATTAATTCTTTTTCCTTCTCATATTACTCATTTTGTTAAACACGAGAAAGAAGATAATGGGAGAATAGTTATATCTTTTAATACTAGAGAATCAGAAAAATCAATCTATAATACTAGTAATAATATAATAACTAAAGGAGAGGAAAAACATGGATGAATTAACAGTAATAAATAAAATACAACGTGAGCTCAAAGAATTATATCAACAAATCGGTGACGCAATGATTGCCGGTGGGGTTGACAATATGGAAAAATATAAGTATATGATGGGGCAGGCACATGCCTATTATAAAATCAGTCAGGATATCTCTAACCTGCTAAATAAGGAGCAAAAAAATGAAGGAACAGTCGTCAACATCAAAACCAAAGACTAAACCAGCATTATTAAATCAATACAAAGAATACAAAGACCATCAAGCGGTAGAAACTAAAAAACAAAAAGAGACCGCAGAAAAATCTTTAGCTAACACAGAAGAAACTAAATTACCTTCTCCAACGGGATGGAGAATGTTAATTCTGCCATTTAAGATGGGGCAAAAAACTAAAGGCGGCGTAATGTTAGCCGATGAAACTATTGAGCGATCTCAAGTCGCTTCAACATGTGGACTTGTTTTAAAACTAGGACCACATTGTTATAACAAAGAAAAATTCCCAGAAGGACCTTGGTGTAAAAAAGGCGACTGGGTAATTTTTGCAAGATATGCAGGATCAAGAATCCTGATAGATGGTGGGGAAGTAAGATTGCTAAATGATGATGAAATTTTAGCTACCATCAATAACCCCGAAGATATATTTCATCAATATTAACATAGGAGCAAACTATGCCAGAAGACAAAAAAACAGTAGATATTGACACATCCGGTCCAGCCATGGATGTTGATATCCCTGAAGAAAAAGACGAAGCTGCTATTGAGGAAAAAGAGGTTGTTCAAAAAGAAGAACCTACTGTCCGAGAAGTAGTTGAAGAAAAACCAGTAGAAGAAAAGAAAGAAGTTAAAGAAGAAGTTAAAGAAATTAAAGAAGAAAAGAAAGAAGAAGAATTAGAACAATACTCTGAAGGTGTTCAGAAAAGAATAGCTAAGTTAACTAAAAAATGGCGAGAAGCCGAGCGACAAAAAGACGAAGCTATTGGTTACGCGCAGAGAGTGATTAAAGCAAAAGAAAAAACTGATGCTAAAATCTCGAAGCTTGAACCAAGCTACTTATCTGTTTCTGAAGAGCGTATTACATCCGGTATAGAAGCTGCAAAAGCAAAACTGGCTGCTGCTAGAGAAGCACAAGATCTAGGCGCAGAAACAGATGCATTGGCTGATATATCTGAATTAGGTGTTAAAAAAGCTCAACTTAATGAAACTAAGGCTGCGCACGAAGAATATACTAAACAACAATCAACTAAAAAGGAACCAAGTCTTGCTAGACAGTTGACCTCTAGAGGTACACCTGATCCTAAAGCGGAAGCCTGGGCAGAAAAGAATACATGGTTTGGACAAGATAATGCCATGACTTATACTGCGATGGATCTCCATGAAAAGCTGACTAAACAAGAAGGCTTTGATTCCTCAAGTGACGAATATTATGCGGAAATAGAGAAGAGAATAAAGCTTGAATTCCCCCATAAATTTGATAGAACATCCTTAGCGGAAGGAACGACCAAACCCGTACAAACAGTAGCTTCAGCGAAGCGAAGTACA